TGACGTCCGACGCCATCGTGGAGAGAACAATGGAGATATTGCCCCACAAGCGATGGGTGGATGAACACTTCATATTCACGGGCGGTGAGCCGTTGCTGGGCTGGCAGAGATCATATCCGGATGTGTTGGAGCATGCGAAGATGCAGGACCTAAAGGAGATCACTTTCGAGACCAATGGCACTCAAAAATTACATGTGGATTTTAAAAAATATTTGAAAGAATGGAGCCAACGCAACCACAGAAACAAAGACAGTGTGACATTTTCCGTGAGCGCGAAATTGAGCGTGAGCGGAGAAAAGAGAGAAGACGCTATACTGCCCGAAGTGGTGGCGGAATATGGCGAAGTGGGTCATGTGTATTTGAAATTCGTGGTGGCAGATCAAACAGATGTGCTGGAGGCCACGGAGGCGGTGAAGGATTATCGCAAAGCAGGATTTCGAGGATCAGTATATCTCATGCCTGTGGGCGGAGTGGAAAGTGTCTATCATATGAACAACAAAACAGTGGCACAACTGGCCATGAAGATGGGCTATAGATACAGTGATAGATTACAAGTGCCATTGTTTAAGAATGCTTGGGGTACATAATGGAGGAAAAGAAAATGGGGATATTTGACAAAGTTAAAAAAATATTTAAGAAAGAAGACAAAACTGATAACAAAAGCGAATCACATCAAGCACTGATGCGTGAAAAAGAAGCAGCAACCAAGGCAGGAAAACCTTGGGTGGCAGTGTTGGAGACTCACTTGAACAAAGACAACATTAGAAACGGTTTCTTTGAGCTTGACTGGAACAATGCTTTCATAGAAGAACTGATCACAGCAGGATACAGAGGTGAAACCAATGAAGAAATAGTGGAAGGATGGTTTAGAGAAGTCACCAGAAATGTGTTGCAGGAGCAAGGACAAGATGCCACACGTGGTGCTGGTTATATCAATGTTAATAATTTAGGAAAAGACAGATCGGAGATCAGTTAATGACTTACTTGCTTGTGGATTTGGCCAATGTATTTTTTAGATCACGGCATGTGACCAATGGGGACGTGGTGGAAAAGATAGGCATGGCTCTGCACATCACTTTGAACGGCGTAAGAAAAGTTTGGAAAGACTTTGGTGGTGATCACGTGGTATTTTGTTTGGAGGGACGCAGTTGGCGCAAGGATTTTTATCCCCCCTACAAACGCAACAGAAGTGATGCACGTGCAGCACTCACTGCCAAAGAAAAAGAAGAGGAGACGATGTTCTGGGAAACTTTTGACAGTTTTAAAGAATTCATACACAACAAAACCAATTGCACAATGTTGCAAAATCCAAGATTGGAAGCAGATGATTTGATATCTGCTTGGATACAAGCTCATCCCAAAGATCAACACGTGATCATCAGCACAGATAGTGATTTCGCACAACTGATTGCTACCAATGTGAAACAATTCAATGGCATTTCAGAAGTGACCATCACTCAAGAAGGATACTTTGATCAAAAAGGCAATCCTGTAAAAGACAAAAAAACAGGTGAGAACAAAACAGCGCCTGAACCGGAATGGCATTTGTTTGAAAAATGTGTGAGGGGTGACAGCACAGACAATATATTTTCCGCTTTTCCTGGTGTGAGAACCAAAGGCACCAAGACCAAAGTAGGATTGAGGGAGGCATACGAAGACAGGAAGAGCAAAGGATACAGCTGGAACAACATGATGTTGCAGAGATGGATGGATCACGAAGGTGTGGAACACAGGGTATTGGATGATTACAATAGGAATGTTGTGCTGTGTGACCTACGAGCTCAACCAGATGAAATCAAACAAATTATGGCTCAAACTGTGGCAGAAGCGGCCCAACCTAAGGCAGTGGAACAAGTGGGCATCAAGCTAATCAAGTTCTGTGCCAAATGGGACATGCAGAGGATAGCGGATCAAGCACAGAGCTATGCCGAACCATTGAATGCAAAATATCAACAAAAGCAAGGAGTCACTGCATGAGCATGAGGGAAGATCTAATGGTGCAACAGCAGGTGAAAGGTGCCTGGCAGCACATGGTGGCAGTCATGTGTCTAAATCAGACATATCGCAAGCAAGTGAAGGAGATCTTGCCAAAATTATTCAAATTGTGGCCCACACCTCGCAAGATGATACAGGCACCCATCAATCAATTAAGGAAGATGATCAAACCTCTTGGCATGTGGCGCGTGAGATCGCAGAGAATAAAACAAATGAGCACTGAATTTTTATCTTGGGACGGCAAGGATGCAAGAGATCTGTGTGGCATTGGAAGATATGGCAGCGACAGTTATAGGATATTCTTCAAGAAGCAGTACAACATCAAAGTCAAAGACAAGGAACTTAAAAAATACCTTAAGACGAGGAAAACCACATGACAGTGATTGCTAGACCCATCCTGGATGGCAAGTTTTGGATATTAGAATCAGAGGGAGTGAAATTAGGCACATTGTGTCGTCAGGAAGATCACAGATACATGTTCAGGTGTGCCACAGGCACTCGTATGTTTGACAACGAACAACAATTGAGACAGGAATTCAAGGACGATTGGCTGTGGGGCAATTCCAAAGTCACCATACAGCAGGAACCCACTGCGGATTCCAAAACAGTGTATGGATATCCCACCAAGTTTGACCCTTGCAATCCTGTGTTTGACGTGCAGAAGAAATTGCCATTGTTCACAAAGAGCAAAAAATCCAAATCACTGTATTGTGCTGGATATTATATCATCAAATTTGAAAAAGGTTGGGTCAAAAGTTTCTGTCCCAAACTGCTCACCATAGATAGATACCCCAACAAAGGACCATTCAAGACAATGCTGGAAATGAAGCAAGAACTCAGCAGAGCCAACAAACAACAAGGAGACCACACATGAGCACTCCCATCAACACAGCGCCTTTGCAACAGCTGATACAGCAGATCAAAGTAGCTGATCAAAGCAATCAAAAAGAGATAAAAATTGACATCACCACTGCCAAAAATGTGGCCTACACATTGGGCATTGTGATGAGCAGATTAGCAGGCAATTATGAAGATTTACTCACCAAAAAAGACAAAGAAGAAACCATACAGATCCAGATGGATGGAGGCAAACTGTGAGCATCACTGACAAAGAAATAGAACAGATAGCCAGTACCACTTTGCCCAACAACCATTTCAACCCCTACATGACTGCGTCTGAATACTTTGAAAAAGATAGTGAAAAAATGTGGATTAGATTCAGATTAAAGGCGTTTTTTCCCTTGCTTGGCATCAGTTTGATATCTACAATTGCATTGCTGGGTGTGCTGTTTTACGCCCTGTTTTAATGCAGATTCAGTGAGCTTACATCACTGTGCCAAAAAAAATATCTTATCAAAAGACATAAATATACGTGCTTAACTCAAATCACAGTAAAAACATGAGTAGACCAAAGCCTACAGTTCTTTTGGAGAACGTCAACAAGAAAGACTACAAATCCGAACAAGTTTTGGACGCAGAAGCCATCTGGGCAGTGTTTTACAAGAACAAACCATTCAATCTCAAATCATCTAACATGACCACCAATTACCCAGGTCCAAAATACAAGAAGGTTTCCTTCTCCAATCCAGGACATGCGTTCAATCTTGCCAAGAAACTAAACACTCTTTTCAATGTGGAGGATTTCACTGTGGTCAAACTCACACAAGGTGAAACAGTCACTGAAAAATAATGGACTGGAAAACCACCTACACTAAAATTTTCCTGCGCCAGGCCAACATCACTGTGACAGACAGCACCATACGTGAATACATGCCTATCTGGTGGCGCAACAGTCGTGTGAAAGCAGAAGGAGGACTGCGACTCACTGAAGAAGGTCTGAAATTTGTGCAGGAGCGTTTGCAATTGCACACTTATGATGTGCCATTTCCACAGGCATTCACCATAACCACACAGGTGTTGATATTTTTGGATAAGTTCATAGATTGCCCATACTATTTGGCTGCTGATGGAATCATTGTGACCAATGAAAAGAAGGCCATGGAACTTCACTTATTTTCAGGTGACATACGCAAATATGGCCTAATCAAAGCCATGAGTAGACCATTGGAATCCTAGAATTATCCACAAAACACAACAGTATTAAGTCACTGAATCTTAACACTTTTTTCTGGCAAAAAAGTTTGACTTCTTCGTCCACAGATGCTATTATGTATATAACAATAAGGCACTGAAACAAAACAAAAGGAGTACAACATGGCCAAAGCAGACAAAGAAAGTTTAGCGGTTAGACAGATCAGTCCTAACAATGCTAAAAATAGCATAACACACGCAATCAGCAAAAAACGTCCATTATTTTTATGGGGAGCACCTGGTATTGGTAAATCAGACATAGTGCACCAAATTGCCCAAAAAATCGACGCCTATGTGATAGACATCAGATTGAGCCTATGGGAACCCACAGATATCAAAGGTATCCCCTACTACAATGCCAATGAAAATAATATGATTTGGGCGGCACCCAGTGAATTGCCCACAGAAGAATTTTCAAAAAAATACAAAAGAATTATATTGTTTTTGGATGAAATGAATTCCGCAGCACCGTCAGTGCAAGCGGCAGCATATCAATTGATCCTAAACAGAAGAGTGGGCACATACAGGTTGCCTGACAATGTAGTCATTATTGCCGCTGGTAACAGAGAAGCGGACAGGGGCATCACATACAGAATGCCTGCGCCGCTGGCCAACAGATTTATACATATAGAAATGAAAGTGGATTTTGATGATTGGTTCCAGTGGGCCGTGCAACACAACATACACAAAGATGTGGTAGGGTTCCTCACATTCAGCAAGAAAGATTTATATGATTTTGAACCTAAGAGTTCAGGCAGATCATTCGCAACTCCCAGATCTTGGGCATTCGTCAGTGAGCTATTATCTGATGAATTGGACGAGAGCACCACAGCAGATCTAGTGAGTGGAGCAGTGGGCGAAGGACTGGCGGTAAAATTCATGGCTCACAGAAAAGTGGCCAAGGACCTACCAAATCCATCTGACATCCTGTCAGGGAAGGTAGAAAAAATGAAGACCAAAGAAATCAGTGCCATGTATTCCTTGACGGTCTCCCTTTGCTATGAACTGAAAGAAGCATGTGATAAGAAAGATAAGAAGTTTAATGACAAAGTCAATAAGTTTCTTAGATTTGCTATGGATAATTTCGACACAGAGATTGTTGTGATGGGTATTAAACTTGCCCTCACGCAATATCAGTTGCCGATTGATCCAGACAGTATCAAATGTTTCGATGAGTTTCATGAAAAGTACGGCAAGTACGTTATTGCCGCACAAAAGGTTACTTCCAAAGAGTAACCTACATGGGGCACTACAGGGTGCCCCATGCACTTTGAAAGAATATGAGCACAAAACAACAAGAAAAATTAAGTAAACTGCAACAGGAAGTATTGGATAAAATTATTGTGGCCAGAGTAGGATTGCTGTTGAGACATCCTTTCTTTGGCAACATGGCCACTAGATTGGGCATTCAAGAATGTGATGATTGGTGTCCCACAGCGGCCACTGACGGCAAAAATCTTTACTACAACAACAAGTTTTTCAGCAAACTTTCTACCAGAGAGATCGAATTTGTGATCGCACATGAGATACTGCATTGTGTGTTTGACCACATTGGTAGAGCTGAACAGAGAGATAGACAAATATACAACGTGGCCTGCGATTACATCGTGAACAACACATTGGTGCGAGACAACATTGGTGAAAAACCCAAAGATATTCCCATATTCCAAGACTTTAAATATGAAGGATGGAGTTCTGAAAAAGTGTATGATGAAATTTATAAAAAATATGATGATAAGCAATTGCAAAAATTAGGTCAACTGTTGGATGAACATTTGGATTGGAATGATGATCAAAGCAATGGTGGTGGCAAGGAAAATAAGGACAACAAAGAAGGTGGCAAACAAAAGAAACCCGCGTTCAGCAAAGAAGAATTACGAAAAATCAGAGACGAGATAAAAGACTCCATACTGCAATCTGCCCAGGCAGCAGGTGCTGGTAATCTTCCCAAAGAGGTGGAAAGAATCGTGCAGAGCATGACCAATCCTAAAATGAATTGGAGAGAGATACTGCAGACGCAGATTCAAAGCACAGTCAAAAGTGATTACAGTTTCATGAGACCCAGCCGCAAAGGATGGCATACAGGTGTGGTATTACCAGGTTCCCAATTTGAGCAAACGATAGATGTCGCTGTGGCTATTGATTCCAGCGGATCCATCGGTGAAAAACAATTGTCCGTGTTTTTGAGTGAAATCAAATCCATCATGGATCAATACAAGGATTACAGAATTAAAGTTTGGACTTTCGACACTGAAGTATACAACGAAAAGGACTTTGGGCCCAACGACGGAGACATATCGCAATATGAAATCACAGGAGGTGGCGGCACAGACTTCATGTGCAATTGGGAGTACATGAAAAAGAATGACATCGTGCCCAAAAGATTCATCATATTCACAGATGGATACACCTACGACAGCTGGGGGGATCCTCACTATTGCGACACAGTGTTTGTGATACACGACGAATATCACAACGACAAAAAAATTGAAGCTCCATTTGGTATCACCACCAAATACGAAGACTGATGCTGCAGAAAAATGGTGAGCCCAACGCTCTAAATTTTTTTGGTATCAGGAAGGTCATCAAACCCTTGCCACATTTTACCTACATGCAGATCCGATTTGATTATGGTTTGCAGGACAAATTGGATGACTGGATACGCATCAATCTCAAAGGCAGATTCTACACAGGAAAAATGCTACAGAACTCCCAGGATAAGAAAGTGGAGTATGCCATCAAAATTGGTTTTGAAGAAGCCAAAGAACTCACCCTATTCACTTTGAGTTGCCCTTATATCATCAGCAGTTAAATAACTGCTGTATATACAAAGGAGAAACCAAAATGAACGAACAAGCAAAACCCGCAGCCGCGCCCGATCAGGTGAAAGCTGCCACTCCTGCTGGAGCTCCAGAAAACAAATCAGGCGATCTCACAGTGCAGGATCTCAACACAATCAAAGCCATCATCGATGTGGCTTCACAGAGAGGAGCCTTCAAGGCAGCAGAAATGCAAGCAGTAGGCACCACATACAACAAACTGGAAGCATTCCTTAATGCGATCCAGGCTCAACAAGCAGCGCAAAACGCAAACAGACCAGCCGCAGCACCTGCAGCGACCGGAGATAAGAAATAATGAGCGAAGTGAAACATTTGGGTAGATTCAAAGACACCAAGGAAGTGGTGGCAGTGGTGTATAGGGTGCTGCCCAGTGATCCCGAACACGCATTGGTGGTACCCACCAGCGGGCTGGAAGCAGATGAGCACACCAGACTGATGGATCTGATCCACAGCGCTGCCAGTCAAACTTCATATGAATTGGCCGAAGCCATGGCCCGTGCCCCATTGGGTGATGGTTCCATAATGCTGGCCAGATTCCACAAGAAGGGATTGATGAAAAAAGTCAAATCCAAAGAGATAGAAATGACTCCAAATCAATTCACCAACATCGGTTTAGATGCTTTGAATGCTGCCATAGCACAGCAAAAAGGTTTGAAGATTGCCGAGCTGGCCATTATGCCCAACAATGAAACTCCAGCCAACACACAGGCCAGACAGATAGTGAATCCTGTGCTGGAATCTGTCAAGAACGAAACAGTGATGACTGATGAGCAACTGGCCGCCAAATTGCGAAGTGATGCTGACAGACTGTACAAGGAGGCAGCACGACTGAGGAAACAAGCGGACGATCTCAAAAAAAAATCCGCTGAATAGATGCGCAGTATGGTGATATTTGGCAAGAAAAATTTGCCCAAAAATGTGGTGGATCATTGGCCCGAAGTGTTTGGTGACGTCACCGTAAGGGCCATACCCATAGAATATCTGCTGTCAATCAAGGTCACCTTCAAGGACGGCAAGAAGTGGGACATCAAGGTCAAGAACAACGTCAAAAAACTCACCAACAACAACCTAGAACAGACATTAAATGAGCTGTTTAAGACCTACACGGACAACATCA